AATGACTTAAAGTTCCAGTGGGATAATTTGGTTTTGGGGTATATATAAAATATTCCTCAATTTCTGGTGATAAAACATTATTTTCACCGTCTTTTCCAGAAATTCTTGCAGATAATAAATCAGTTTTATCTTTTTTCTTTTCTTGACGCACAAACCTCATTTTCATTGGATCAATATATCTTAATTCCTTGATCCCTTCTTGAGGTTTTTTTAGGTCAATAACTTTATGGTAAAATAATCGACCATCAACATACCAATTTCTAAAAATTTCGTGCGATTTTTTATCAAAATCTAAAAGTTCTTTAATATACTTAAATTCTTTACGAATTGCTTCTTTTAATTTATCTGTTGCATTAAGATTTGATAATTCAATTTCAATTGGAGAATCATAAAGATCACTAACAAGAGCTTCATTAACTACATCTTCAATGGCACCATCACACTCTGGGTGAAGTGCCATTTCTCTATATCTTTTTAATAGATCAAATTCAGTTCGATATACACCCTCAATATCTACATATGATCCATAAAATCCACTAGCAATATAATTATCAACCCCGTCCTCATTATTTTGAGGAACGGGGGAAACTATAGATTTAGATTTTTTTTCCTTATCCTCAAGTGAAAAACCGAAAAGTTTTGCCATATTATAAATCTAGTAATCTGTATTTTTACTATTTAGCTGATGTCTTCACCACCAGATTGAGATCCAGTTCCTCTAAATGCTTCCCAATAATGAACTTGCATTTCTACAGTAAATTCTTGAATGGTATCAGTTGTTTCATAATTAAGATCAATTGTAGAAATATTTGTTGGGAAAATATCCCAGAACTTATAAGATCTTAAAACAGACCCATCACGATCTAATTGTTTTACAATAGCATCTTTTTGATAATCTGCTGGATTTGTAAGACCAGTAGCATCTGTCATTTTATTAATTGTATTCATCCACTTCTCAAATGCTGAACGAATTGAAAAGTCAACATCATTAATGACTGTGATTGTCCAAGTCTCAAAAGTTCTATCACCAGCAACTTTTAGGATACGTCCCCTAAATGGAACATCAATTGGAGCAATAGTAGATGCTGGCAGAGCAGCAGCTTTTACCAAGAACCTTGACTTTTGCAAAACATCATTATCCACACGTACAGCATCTGGAAATGCTAATTCAACCTCAAAGAGATTGTTCCTTGCACCACCACCAGATAATTTACTCTTAAAATCACTAATTGTTCTTACTGGTGAGGTATTTACTTGTTGACGACTAGGCATAGTTCTTTAAACCTCTAAATTAAACGTTACCGATTACTTCTTCAAATGAAACACCAGTTCTGGTGGCAACAAAGGTAAGACCAATGAAGTTGATTGATCTTTGTGGTTTGATAAAGATGTCAGCCACAAACTCATTATTATCTATCACAGCAGCAGTATTATTTGTTTCATCACAAATAACAACATAATCTTGAATACCTCTCTTAGCTTGAACATCGCGCAAGAAAGGTTCAACAATATTTACAAAATTTGTTCTTGTAATTTCATCATTAAACTCGAACAATTGATCTCTTGCTGCTGAAGAAATTGCATCTTCAAGATAGATAAAGAGGCGACGAACATTAATTCGATCAAATGCCGATGATTTGGCAAGTCCAGTTTTATCACCAAAAAGAATAATTCCAGATCCAGGTGAGAAAATAACTGGATTAATTCTATTAGAATAAAGTCTATCTCTTTGAATTTTGGAAGGATTATAAGTCAGTTTAATCGCATTAAGAATTGCCCCTCTAGTTGTTCCTGCTGGAGAGAACCAAGGGAAATTATCAATATCATTTCTTGCACAAAGACCTGCCATATCTCCATTCAATGGAATATATCTAAAGGTATTTGAGAATCTATCAAACATATACTTATAACCACTATCAAATACTGCATAAGACGAAGAAGTAATTGGTGCATAAAAACCAATGACATTATCTGTAATAGTTTCATCACTATTAACAGTAACACTTCCTGCAGTTGTATCTGTCAAAAATGCTTGTCTATAAGGAGAAATGAATGCAATAGCATCTTTTCTTATATCCGCTACAGCAATCAATTTATTTGCAAGTGCTTGTGCAATTTCTTTTTCATAATTTGCAGAACCCATAATCAAGAAATCAATAGAGTAATTTTCAGTATTCTCAAAAATACCATATCCACTCACAAGTTTATTAAGATCTGCCTGAAGAGCACCAGTTGCACTAATATCAGCAGTTCCATCATAATTTTTACCATTTGCTAGAACCAAATCTTGCTTACCAGAGGCAGCAAAAATAACTCCTTCAGCATCTTGATCCCACCCTGTATCTGTTTGGAGATTGAATGATGTCGTAAATCCAGTTGTTGTTACTCCAGATGGTTCGGAACCACCAAAAACATATTGAGAATTTGCTTTGAGATAAGATCTCCAATAAGATGGAGTTCCTACTGAAAACTCTGCATCCTTTGCTTTAGAAAGACCAAGATGCTTTTCAAGGATAGTTCCAGTATTACCAGTAATTTTTCCTTCACCATCAATTACTACAACGTGAACTTCATCAAATCTAGATCCTCTGTCCGCAGCATATTGTGAAGTTCCTGGACGATCTGCAATTGTATTCCACTTCAGTGTTTGAGTTGTGGTTGTTCCACCAACAGTACTCGTTGAAATTGATACTGTTTGTTGATCAAACCAATCATTTTCTCCAGTTAATGTAGTGGATCCGAAAGATGTTGATTGGCCTGCAGTATGAATAGCAATACTTCCAGTTCCACTGAAAGCATAGATCCCAGATGGTTGATAATCAACAACCGTTTCTGTATTTCCGGAGGAAACGTGAGAAAGAACTTTTACATAAACATTAGTTCCATCAACTTCAGTAACTATTCCTTTCAAGTATCCATCAAGAACTGAAGTAGTTCCTGCACCTGGCAATACTGATGATATTGCTTGAGTTACACCCATTCCAACTGAGATTTCTTGCCCAAGTCCAGATGTGGAGATTCCAGTCAGAATCTGATCTGCCTTAGAATCAATTAACCCAACTCTAATCCCATTTGCCCAAGATCCTGGGTTTTTTGCAATTACAGTTCTTCCAGTAATTGTATTTTCATCATATTGTAATTGTTCATAGTGCTCAACACTCTTGATTTTAATTGATGATCCAGAACTTACCGCATTATAAAGATTATCATCATCAGATCTTACTACTCTAAGTTGTCCACCATATGCAAGATAGGATGATGCAACCATCCAATGCTCGTAATGCTTATCATTACCGTATGGTTTGCCAAAATTATCTAACAAATCTTTTTCAGATCCAACCGTTACTGGTAAGTCAACAGGACCTTGAGCAAAAGGTGCTACAATCCCACCAAACTTATCAGAAGTTGGATCAACTCTTCCTACTGTAAGGTCAACTTCTCTTACTCTGATTCCAGGAGATGCTAAATTTAATGGCATCTTTTTTTCCCTCGCAATCCAAATTTATCTAGAAATATTTATGAAAAGGTTTATTTTGAGTGGGGAAATGATACGCGAACACTACCAATCAGGATACTCCCATTTAGATTTCATAAAAAACTTTCTATTTTTCTTTATTCTTTCTATTGTACACACTTTACATTCATAAGAATATGCAGATGGTAAAGAACCTCTGTTTTTATATGTTAAGTAAAAATCATCTAATAAGTTTTTTATTTCACCACAAGATCTACATTTTCTATCAAAAAATAATAAATGATCTAAGTTAATTTGATCATTAATATCCATCACATATATTCCCACATATATGCAATATCACCATATTCATCAGTATACCATCTATCTCCCGACTTATCTACAAAACTACTTTCATCTGTCAATCCATCAGAAATAAATCCAAATGGTGCCATATCTTGTTCAATTTGATTTTTTTGTTCTTCATATATTCTCTTTCTTACATCATTATTGGTCATCTCCTTAAAATATTCTTGTGCAACTAACCAAGAAAAAATAACCAGACACATTGCAAGGTCATCATTACATCCTTCTTCTGCCTCAAATGAATTATGTTTCTGTGCAAATGTTGTCAATTCTGAGATGATTTCATAATCTAATGTTAATAACTTATCATCTTCAATTAAAGTCTTTAAGTTAGAACAACCTAATTTTTTA